GCGGCTGCGGGTCATTGCCTCGCGACGAAATTCGATGTCCTTCTGGGCGAAGGCAATGGCCTCTTCGCGCGTTTTGAACGTGACGCCACTCCGGTAGACCAGCCGTTCACTCGGCCCGCTGTAAAACCTTGTCTGCGCCTCGATACGCTCCCATCGAACATTCTGGCCACAAATTTCGGTTCTCCCGTCGGGGTGCACAATCACGGGCTTGTACTCGCCGTAGGATTTGCGGGCACCGGCAACAGGCCCCGGAGTATGTGCAGCCATCACAAGCTCTCCCGAGCGTTGATCTGAACTTCGCTCTGACGATGTTTGTCATCCGCTCGCCGGAGCCGTTCAGCGTCGGCCTCGACAGTCTGCTGAGGGGCAAGCCTCTTCATCGCGTCGCGGTAGATTTCCCGCCGAAACCCGGGGGCGAGGGACATCCACCCGTTCTCGTCACCCGCAAAGGTGCCAGCCGGAAGATCACAAAAATTAGGGGTGGGTGGCGCTTTATAGGTCCAATAGGACTCAGGAGTATGTGCAGCCATCACGCGGCTCTCCGCACTTCAGACGGAACGGAGAACGGAGACAGCGCGCGCTCGCAGAAGGTCACCACGATTTCGTGAAGCGTCAGGTCGTTGCTCTGCGCGGTAGCGATGATTTCTTCCGCGATCTCGGCCGAGACTTCCCGGCAGATGCCCGCTTCGCTGTCGATGAAGAAGACCGCCTTCGGCTCCTCCCACTGGCAGTCGATCAGATCGCGGACGACCTCTTCCTTGCCATAGCCGGGGAGGGAGAGTTCCTTGACGTAATCGCCGCCGGAATGGCCTTCGACGACGAGGTAGGTGCGGAGAGTGTTCATTTGGCTCATCCTGTTCTGATGAGCCTATGTAGGCATAACCTACCTACCTATGTCAAACGAAAAAGTAGGCAAAACCTACAAAAATTTTACCAGATGGGAAGTTCTTGATTTGTTCTCGGCAGGGAGTCATCAATTCCTATGCAACCGAGGAAAGGAGATGACTATGGGGGTGATCACATACTTCGTCGTTCAGCCCTTTGAGAACACAGATCGGGGATTAGTCGTGGCGCAGGCGAGGGAGGTGCACGGCGGGCCGGACGCGGCGCGGGCGCTGGCGCGGCGACTGGCCGCCAAGGGTGGCGCGATCGCTTTCAGCCGGACGGGCGACCCGTCCTTGGGAGATTTCGGTGACGCTGAGGTGCTCGGCGTGTTCGGGGAGGTTCCGGAGGACGCGGTCGAGTTGGCCGCAGCCGCCTCATGAAAAAACCGCCCCGGAGGGCGGCTCTGATTGCGTTACAGGGGATGTAATTATCGGAACATTGAGTGGAGGCCGGACGCGGCCGTCAAACCGGCCAGCGCGCTTGCGTGAGCCACAGGCGGCGGCGGACAAGATCGCGAACGAAGTCCACCGGCAGATGATCGGGACCGAAGCGAAGGTGGTGGCGCTGCCGACGCGGAAGCGAAAGGCGTGATCTGCGCACGCAACCATTAAAATGCGGTGGAACGCGGTGGGACAGATCACTTCTATGGTAAGAATGCCGCATGACGCATAGCTATTTGGCATTCATTGATGAGTCGGGCGACGACGGCCTTGAGAAGTTCCGCGAGCCTGGCGGACGTGGCGGGTCATCAAGCTGGCTGATCCTTTCCGCATGTCTTTTTCGGCAGGTCTATAGCCTCGATGCAGTGACTTGGCGCGACGAGATTTCTGCCAAGATGCCGGAGAAGAGAAGCCGCGCGCTCCATTTCGCCGAGCTAAACCACAACCAGCGTGTTGTGGCAGCGCAGACGATTGCCACCAAGCCGGTGCGGGCGTTGAGCGTTCTCGCGGCGAAGCGACCTATCCCTAAGGACATCTACACCGAGAAGAACCAGCTCTACTTCTACATGACACGCTATCTCATCGAGCGCCTATCGTGGCTTAGCCGCGATCTTCGGCCCCGCGTGCCAGAAGGTGATGGCCGTGTCGCGATTACCTTTTCGCGTCGTGGTGGAATGTCCTACGATGCGTTTCGGGAGTATCTGCGGCGGCTGAAGGCATCGAACGATAAGGAAGTTCGCATTCACTGGCCAGTCATCGACATAGACGCCGTTGACGCCAAAGATCATTCGAGCAGCGCCAGCCTTCAGCTTGTGGACGCCATTGCGTCTTCCTTCGCGTCTGCCGTCGAGCCGAATATCTACGGCAATTGCGAACTGCGGTATGCTGAGATTTTGAAGCCGATCACTTATCGGCGCAAAGGCAACTATCTGAGCTACGGCGTGAAGGTGGTCCCCAAGCCGGAAGACTGCGGCCTGAGCGAAGAGCAGATGCGCCTGATCGAGCTATTCAAATGAAAGTGGCAGCCCCCCGGCCCATGATTGCGATTTCTCGCCTGCAATCTTGCGAATGCTCTGGGTAGTTCCGGCGCATGGCTGCCACTGTCATAAGATAGGTATCCGCCGGGAAAAGTCAATGAGAATCAATCGGTTGTCACATATTCGACGTGAGACTGTTAAGCCTCTGTAAAGATTCCCTTTTCCAAGGCTCCCGGTAAGCCCAAGATCATCGGCTTCGACGCGGCCACCTACCGCGATCTTTCACCTTCCAGCTGAGCTGCGCAGCGCTACCGATCCTCCCACGCCCTCACCACATCAGCCGGTTCCTTGCCACGGAACACGGACGCGGCTAAAAACCGGCCAGCTCGGCCAGCGGGATAATCCGATAGATCGCCTTCACGTGGCGGGTGTCGTATTCGACCTCTCCAGGCGGATTGAATTGCTCGCAAATGAGCTTCGTACCTGAGCGGCGCTTCAGACGCTTGATGAAGGCGGGAGCGGCACGCTCGCCCTCGATCGGGTGAAATTCTACGATCACGTAATCGCCCGACACTGGGGCTCTGCCTGGAGCAGCATAGACCAATTCGCCTGGTTCAAACTTCGGAACCATGCTTTCGCCAGAGACATAGACACCGAAAACATTCGGTCGGTTGGCGATGCCTGGGAGCCGCCGCGCGTAGTCCACGACTTCACCATTCAAATGAAATTCAGCGTCCGTTCCCCCCACTGAGGTGCCGAGGATGGGGACATCTTTTGGGCCAAGCGAGAGTCGATCGGTTTCCGGAGCCAGCCTTGCCGATGGTTCAGCTGATGCACGTTTGGGAGCCTTAGCCGCACTGCCGACCTGAGGCGGTTCGCCGGCGTCGTTCAACAGCCAGTCGAGAGAAACATTAAGAAGCTTCGCAAGCTCGGGGAGACGATCTTGATCCGGCCGAGTGGTTCCGGATTCCCATTGCGTCACATTCGGCCGCGCTATGCCAAAGTGTTTGGCGATATCGTTTTGGGTCAGTCCGGCCGCGACCCGCGCAATGCGGATGCGTTCCCCTAGCGAGCTTTCCATTCCGGCAGGGTAGGCAAAACCTGCGAAGTTTTCACCTACATCGCTGGTTGACAGAGTAGGTAGGTATAACCTACTATCCTTAACCATGAACGAAGCCATCGCATCTTTGGCTGAGAAAGTCGGGGGCATCACAAAGCTCGCGGCGCTGATCGGCGTGCAACATCAGTCCATCTACTCGTGGAGGCGGGTGCCTGCGGAGCGCGTGCTCGATATTGAGCGCATAACTGGCGTGAGCCGTCATGATCTGCGCCCGGATTTGTACCCGCGCGAGCCGAATTCGGTCTCTACGGAGGCCGCATGATCCCTCCGCCCGCAACTACACCTTTCAACCTGTCCCGCACTTTCACCCAGGTAGCACGTCGGAACTCTGGGCAAACACGCGTCCGATCCCGGAGCGCAAAAAGCGCGGCTCTGCGAGTCCGTGTCGGACAGGCCCGCTACGGCGGGGAACATCGGGCGGGAAATCGGAAGAAGCCGACAATCGATTTCGGCGGGTCCAATACGCAACGCGGACACTCCGTAACTACAGTGTGTGGTCCGCCGCGAGGACGCTTTGACAAAAGCATGCAGGCGTAACGCCCGTCAAGAGTCACCACGTGTTTTGAGGCACGGGAACCATGAGAAAAACATACGTCGTCCGGAAAGCTGGGGAGCGACTGGACAAGATCGTCACGCTCCATGCGGCGGGCCTGAGCATCGACCAGATTTGCCGCCGCTTCCGTCCGGATAAACGGTTCCACCTGAATCCCCTGCGGGTAAAGCGCATCATCGAAAGGCACGGAGTTGAAGGATGAGCGCGCGTGATACCGCCGATGCCGACGGGGACGACATGAGCGAGGTTCAGCATATAGGCGATCTCGCCAATGACATCGTTGCAGCCGTGGAGCGCCGTCGCGATTTCATGCTCCCCGCAGAGGCCCGCATCCTCGGCAGCAAGGCCATGGCGCATGTCGCCAAGCGCGGGGCTGAAATGGACATGAAGGACGAGTGCGTCTTTGCGTGCCTTGCGTCATGCGCCTTCTTCCTCGGCGGCGCGGTCGGCCGGCGCGAGGTAGCCGAGTTTCTTCGCGGCCTCGCGGATGATGTGGAGGACCTCGATGACTAACCCGCTCGTTCGCCTCGAGGACGAGCAGGCGCTCATCGGAACGCTGATCGTCAATCCGCGCGCCTATGCGCAGATCTCGGGCGTCACCCGCCCGGAGCATTTTACCGATCCGATCCTCGGCGAGCTTTATACGGCCATCGAGGAACAGGCGAGGGGAGGCTATCCATGCTCTCTTCCTGCGCTCGAATTTCATTTCAAGGAGCGATGGAACGAAAAACTCCCCGGCGGAAAAACCACACTGGGTCGGTATGCCTCCGATCTCGTCATGGTCGCCAAGCCGTTCGATTTTGTCGGCATGGCGCATGAGCTCAAGCATCTTTGGGCTCATCGCGAGATCTCTGCCGCGTGTTCCCTCGGCGAGATCTCCGAAGGCATGACGCCGAAGGCAGCGCTGGACGAAGCTTTCACTCGCATCGAGTCTGTCCGCGCCTCGCTTGCCGAAAGCGATCCAACGCTCGCCACGGCGGGCCGGGCGTGCGAACAGGCTATCGCGCGAGCGAGAACAATCCTCGCCGGCAATACGGACCGCCAAGCCGTCACCACCGGCCTGATCGACCTCGATCGGGAAATCATCGGCTACCGCCCGGGAACGGTCGTCACTGTCGCCGGGCGCCCCGGTATGGGCAAGACAGCGTTCGCGACGTCATCGGCACTGCGTGTTGCGGCGTCGGGCGCAGGCGTCGGCTTCTTCAGCCTCGAACTGATGCAGGACGACATTGCGGCCCGCATGCTCTCAGATTGGGCGTGGACGAGCGGCAGCCCTGTTACCTTCTCCGATGTCATGCGCGCCGAAAGTCTGGATGAACGGAAGTTGCGAATGCTTGATGCGGCGCATGCCGAGATCGACCAGCTTCCGCTCCAGATCGACAGCAAGAGCTCTATGACGATCGGCGAGCTTGAGGCCCGCATCCGTATCATGAAGCGGCAGTTCTCAGCCAAGGGCATTCGCCTCGGCGTCGTGTTCATCGACTTCCTGAAGCACCTGAAAGTCTCCGACCGCTACAAGGGCAACCGCACGCTCGAGATCGGCGAAATCATGGCCGGGCTTCGATACATCGCGAAGGACCAGGATATCTGCGTCGTCCTTCTCGCCCAGCTAAACCGTTCGGTCGAGAGCCGCGACGACAAGAGGCCGGACCTTTCGGATCTTCGCGATTCCGGCGAGATCGAGCAGGACAGCGACGCCGTGATCTTCCTCTATCGGGAGGCCTACTACCTCGAGAAGTCAAAGGCGATCATGGAAGGCGAGATCGAGGCCTGCGAACGCCTCCGCGACATCCGCAACGAGCTCCAACTGATCATCGCCAAGAACCGCGGCGGCCGCTGCACGACCGTGCGCGTGTTCTGCGATATCGCGAGCTCGGCCATTCGCGATGCCTCGCGCTTCGACAGTTGGGGCGGGAGAGCTGTTGGATGAAAGAACACATAGCAAAATTGCATCAATCTCTGTCGGCGTTTCTAGCGGATGAGATGGATGGACCATCGTACGATTTTGCCCTCTTCGTTCCGTCGCTTCCAGCCCCGATTCTGATTGAATGCGACGGCCACGATTTTCATGAGCGCACGAAGGAGCAAGCACGGAAAGATCGGTCTCGCGACAGGAGAATCCAGCGCCGAGGATCATATGTTCTTAGGTTCACCGGAAGTGAAATATGGGCGAACCCGGCCAAGTGTGCAGAAGAAGTCTGTGATTTTGTCTCGACGGCCTACACGCACTTAAGAGGCCGGTCATGAGCAACCGCGCATGGATGCCTTTGCATATTGAAAACTATCTCTCCGATACGGGGCACCTGACCGCAACAGAACATGGCGCGTACATGCTCCTAATTATGGAGTATTGGCGCAAAGGCGGCCTCCCCACGGACGAAAAATTACTAGCGAGGCTCGCAAGGATGTCCCCGGAGCAGTGGGCTGAGAGCCGCGATGTTCTGGCAGCGATGTTTGTAGATGGATGGCGGCACAAGCGGATCGAAGCCGAACTTGCAAAGGCTGACGAGATAATCAGCAAGCGTAAGGCCGCCGCCGTTAAAATGCACAGCAAACGCTCTGCAAATGCAGAGCATGTGCATAGCAAGTGCAGTGATACGGGCGGGTACACCGATAACCAAGAACCTCTAACCTCAGGTTCTAAAGAACCTTCGGTTAGAGCGCCGGCCAAACCGACGCCTCGCAATGCGCTCGAAAAGGTTCTGGATCGAGAGCGGTCACTGGCAGTGATCGAACACCGAAAGCGAAAGCGAGCGCCCTTGACGCTCCACGCCGCCGAGCTTCTCGCCAAGCGATTGGCGCTGTTTGCGGACCCGAACGCCGCTGCGGACAAGATGATCGAGAAAGGCTGGCAAAGCATCGAGCCAACGTGGGATGGGGTGCCGCCGCTTGCCACCGAGCCCGGTTCAACGCGTCCGCCCGATTATCCGCTGAACATACCGCCACCGGATCGAGCTCGGGATCTCTGGCAACGCGGTCTTTGGCAAAACGCGACCTGGGGTCCGCCGCCCGGCGAGCCTGGATGCGTGATCCCCGAGCCCATACAACGGGAATGGCTTGCTTCACGTGGAACAAAAATCGCAGGACATGAGGAGGCGGCATGACGTCACCGATGTCGCCTGAGGAACGCGAAGCGGAAATCAGGGCCGCGATGGATAAGGAGCGGAAACGCAAGGCCGATCTCCGTCGTAAGCCCAAGATCGATCCGGTCCAGCGCATGCGTCAGATGAACGAGGAAAGGAAGGCCGAGACCCGTGAGGCGCGCCGCCGGCGGAAGCTCGGTCTGCCGGCTCACGGCAGCGAAGGCGCGTTCGAGCTTCGCCAGACCAAGGTCCACAATCCGATGGCGGTCCCGGTCGATCCGGACAAATCGCCGGAGGACCAAGAAGCCGAGCGCAGGCGAGTGCAGTTCGTCACCGTTGCGCGGAACGTTCGGCACGATGTTCTGGAGTACGAGTTCGCCTGCAAGCGCATCAACGAGGTCGAGAGGGCGGCGGGCGACAGGCTGGCGGCTTTGATCGCCACGGCTGGCATCGGCGGCGCGCGCGCGATCTCCTACGAGAAGCCCAAGGTGGATGGCGGGCTGCCTGGCGACCCTCTGACCGATGACGTGATGGCGGCGCACCAGCGCCTCAGCGACATCCGCGCCAAGATCGGGGAGGCGGATTACGTCCTGCTCGTCATGACGATAGGCGAAGGGAAGACGATCAAGGCCATTGCCGAGGCTTGGTACACTGACCGCAGCTATCGCCCGGATGGCCGGAGCGCGGCCGCCTATATCGCATGCCGGTTCCGCGATGCCCTTGCCTCGCTGGCGCGCATCATGGGGATCGCGGCTGCCCGTGGCCCGGCAGAGCAGCCCACGAAGGTGTGGAGAGGCCACACGCCGTTACATTTTGGTCCTTGACGAGTGCGCAGCAAATCAGCGACACATCGTTTCAATGGAACACCTCGCCCGGACGGACCCCGTCGCGGGCGAGCTTCATTTCGGCCACCAGCGAATGTCGCCCTGGTCGTTTATCGGGTAGAAGAAAACCTCGCCCCCATCCGAGAGGCGAAGGGTGAATTTTTCGCCCGAACGAAAATAGAGCGCAGCGATAGCCGGGTTTCCCGATAGCCGCCCAATCCGGTCGGGCGGTTGGGCGGATAGAGCGTAATCCACGGCGCCGAGGTTTTCTTCACCATCGAAAATCTGTCCACGCCCTGAATTTGCCATTGCGTACACTTCCGTCGCTTCCTGTCCGCGCAAGCATATTTCAGCGCCGGTCGCGCGCGCAATGCTGCCGTTCACCGAGGATCCACGATGAACATCGGCGAGCGGCCCTTACCACCGGACGCAATCTTCGAGAGCCCAGACCCGCTATTCCTGCCCGCGCCGGAACTGATCCGATGGGCGCGCGAGACCTTCATCGATGAAGACGCGCCGCTCCATAATCCGGACCACCTGCACCTGACCTGCGCCTCTCTCGGTGCTCTCTGGACCAATGTCGGCAACGGCCGCATGGGCAAGAGCGTGGTCGGGACATGCGAGATGGGCATCCCGATGGGTTCGAAGTGGCATAGGGCGCGGCACGAGATGCAGTTGAACCAGTGGTTCACCCATGTCCCGGACTTCGTCCTGACCTTCTATGCCCCATATTGTCGGGAGGCCTCGGACCGCGAGTTCTGTGCTCTGGTGGAGCATGAGCTGTATCACGCCGGCCAGGCGCACGATCAGTTCGGCGCGCCGCGCTTCAACAAGAAGACCGGCATGCCCGTGTTCCAGATGCGGGGTCATGACGTCGAAGAGTTCGTCGGCGTGGTTTCGCGGTACGGCGCTGACGCCGCCCATGTCCGGGCATTCGCGGACGCAGCACAGCGCGCCCCCGAAATCTCCGGCTTCCGCATTTCGCAGGTCTGTGGGACGTGCAAGCTCCGGGCTGCTTAGGAATAGCCACGCTGTAACAGACGACGACCAGCTTCCGTTATCCCCGGTCCGCCAAGAAGCGGTTTGGCAAGGCGAAGCTCCATCAGCCGATCCACGGCAATGCGCGACAGATTGAGATGCGGTCCGCCTCGGACAAGACGCTCCAGAGTGGATAGCTCTTCCCTTGAGAGTTCCGACCTTTTCACCGACGGCAAGTTGAACATCCTCCATAAATTCCTGACCGGAGCCTGACCATACCGTGTCCAAGGGCAAACTCAACGGTGCGGTCCGTACCTTCATCGTGCAGGCCTTGGCGTGCTTCGACACGCCGTCAGCCGTCGTTGCGGCGGTCAAGAAGGAATACGGGCTCGAGGTGAGCCGCCAGTCGGTCGAGGGATACGACCCGACCAAGGTGGCGGGCACGAAACTGTCTAAGAAATGGACGGCTTTGTTCGAAGAGACCCGCAAGGTGTTTCTCGAAGACACGGCCGGTATTGCGATCAGCCATCGGGCGGTTCGCCTCCGCGCCCTACAGCGCATGGCCGAGAAGGCCGAAGGGCAGGGAAACCTTGTCCTCGCCAAGGAGCTGCTCAAGCAGGCCGCGGAAGAGGTCGGCAATGTCTATTCGAACCGCCGCGAGCTGACGGGTAAGGACGGCAAAGACCTCCCCGTCGCGCCGGCACAGGTCACGGTCTACGAGCTCCCGAGTAATGGCCGATGAGGCTCGGGCGCCCGATATCCGCAGGATAGGGCCACAGCCCGGCCCGCAGACACAGTTCCTTTCCAGTCCGGCCGACATCGTCATCTATGGCGGCGCGGCGGGCGGCGGAAAGACCTTCGCCCTGCTGATGGAGCCGTTGCGACATATCAGGAACGAACTGTTCGGCGCGGTCTGTTTTCGGCGCACGCTGAAGCAGGTCCGTAACGAGGGCGGCCTGTGGGACGAAGCCTCGAAGCTCTATCCCGATCTGGGGGCCCGGCCGAACACCGCGCCGGACCTGGTGTGGCGCTTCCCGCATCCGAAGGAGCCGCGAAAGGATGGCGCATCTGTCTCCTTCGGCCACCTCGAGCATGAGAAGAACAAGTTCGATTGGCAGGGTGCGCAAATCCCGCTCCTGATGTTCGATGAGCTGACGCATTTCACGGCGACACAGTTCTGGTATCTCGTCTCGCGCAATCGCTCGATGTGCGGCGTGCGCCCGTACATCAGGGCAACGTGCAACCCAGACGCCGACAGCTGGGTCGCCAAACTGATCGATTGGTGGATCAACCCGGACACGGGCTATCCGATCCCGGAGCGTTCCGGCGTGCTGCGCTGGTTCGTGCGCATCGGCGATGCGATCATCTGGGCCGATCAGCCGCAGGACTTGGCGATATATACCGATGCGGACGGGAGCCCGATCCCGCCGAAGTCACTGACCTTCATACCGGCGAAGCTGACCGACAATCCGGCGCTGATGCGCGCCGATCCGGGCTACCTCGCGAACCTGATGGCGCTCCCGACCGTGGAGCGCGAACGCCTGCTCGCCGGTAACTGGAAAATCCGGCCCGCTGCCGGTCTGTTCTTTCAGCGCGGCTGGTGCCCGCTCGTCGATGCCGCGCCCTCGGATATGCGCATCCTGCGCGGCTGGGACTTGGGCGCGACGCCGAAGACCGAAAGCAACGATCCGGACTGGACCGCAGGAACGAAGATCGGAAAGACGCCCGACGGGCGTTTCTTCGTTCTCCATCATTGTCGTGACCGGCTTTCACCCTCTGGCGTGGAGCGCCTGATCAAGAACACCGCGGACGCCGACGGCAAACGCGTCGAGATCAGTCTGCCGCAGGATCCGGGCCAGGCCGGCAAGTCTCAGGTCGCATCGCTGACGAAGATGCTCGTCGGCTTCAACGTGCGATCCTCGCCGGAGAGCGGCGACAAGATCACGCGCTTCTCTCCGTTCTCGGCTCAGGCCGAGGCGGGCAACGTCTTCGTTATTCGCGGACCGTGGAACGAGGACTGGTTCAACGAACTCGAGGGCTTCCCGGAAGGCTCGCATGACGACGATGCCGACAGCACGTCGCGTGCGTTCAACGCCTTGCTTGACAAGACCTTCAGCTACGGAATGCTCGGGAGCAGCGTAATCGAATGATGCTGATCGACTCCCTGCGCAGCTTCGTATCCGGTCTCGGCACGCCGAAGGACAAGGTGACGAGCCAGGCATTTGCGCTTCGGCAGATCAGCGATGCCGAACTGTCCGCGATGCATCGCTCGGATTGGCTCGCGCGGAAGATCGTCGACATCATCCCGAACGACATGACCCGCGAATGGCGGGACTGGCAGGCGAAGGGAGGCCAGATCGAGGCGATTGAGCGTGTCGAGAAGTCGCCGCTCATCAATGTGCAAATCAAGGTGAACCTCGCGCTTCAGAAGGCCAGGCTTCACGGCGGCGCGGCGATCTTTCTCGGCATGCGGGACGGCCGGCCCGAAGAAGAACTGGACATCGAGCGCGTCGGGAGGGGTGATCTCGTCTACCTGCACGTGCTGTCCCGATACGAGATCACGACCGGCGAGATCATCCGGGACGTGACCTCCGAACTGTACGGCCAGCCGTCCTATTATCAGGTCAATGGCGGGAGCGGATCGACGGTGAAGGTTCACCCGTCGCGCATCATACCGTTTATCGGCGCACCGATCCTCGATGATCGGCTCGTTGCCGAGACGTTCTGGGGCGATAGCGTGCTTCAGATCGTCTATGACGCGGTCCAGAACGCGGCGTCGGCGCAGGCTCATGTCGCCGCGCTGATCCCGGAAGCCAAGACGGATGTGATCTACATCCCCGGACTGTCGGACTTCCTCCGCGACAAGAGCAACGAAAAGCTTCTGACGGAACGGTTCGCCTACGCGAACACAATGAAGTCGATGTTCAACATGATGCTGCTGGAAGGCAATGGCGCCAACGGCGACACGGCCGCCGGTGAGAAATGGGAGCAAAAGCAGATCAATTTTGCTCAGCTTCCCGAGCTGATGCGCCAGTTTCTCCAGATCGCGTCCGGCGCCGCGGATATCCCGGTCACACGCCTTCTCGGCGATGCACCGCACGGGCTGAACGCCAGTGCCGATGGCGAGATCAGAGCCTACTACGACAATATCGCTGCGCGGCAGCGCACCGAGCTCTCGCCGGCATTGCAGCGTCTGGATGAAGTTCTGATCCGCTCCGCAACCGGCTCTCGAGATGAGGCGATCTACTACGAGTGGGGCGCGCTCTGGGGCCTCTCCGACAAGGAGAAGGCGGACATCTTTAAGACCAAGGCCGATGCAGCGCGCGCGATTGCCGGCTCGAACGGACAATCCCCCCTGATGCCGGTGGAGGCGCTGTCCGATGCGCTGGTCAACGCTTTCGTGGAGGATGGATCACTTCCCGGGCTCGAAGCCGCAATCGACAAGTACGGCACGCTGGCGGAGAACGAGCCCGATGAGGAAGAAATTGAAGCGGCAGCAATCGCGACTGCGAACGCCAATGAGCTTTCGTCGGTTCGCCGCCAGTCCAGCATTTGGGAAGAGTGAGATCAGGATTCGGGAACGTTAATCGGCCCCACCGGGCAACCAGACGGGCGGGATTTGTTCCACGTCAATGCGATCTCCCGACGATGGGCTTTCCACCAAAAATGGATGGCTTTGTCGTAGCGCTCCAAGCCGTAGACGTTAGGCAGGCGAAGCCCTGTTTCGATCGAATAACTCGCATCTTCGCCATTGTAAGTGATGTGAAAGTGCGGCGGAGGATGCTCGTTGGCGCGAACCTCCGCGCGAAGCTTTCCATCGATCCAAGCGACTAAGTGCTTTCGAATAATCCCATCGCTTCCAATGCGATGAATGGCCCCCTGAAGCTGTCTCTCGAGATCTTCGTCTAGTCGAATTCGTATCTCGGTCATTGCGGCACCTAACCCCTCATCGAGCCATCATAATCTTGGCGAGGTTCCCTACAATCCTCCCGCTATCCAGGGCATGATCATGCAATTCACCGATGCAGTCACCGTCGCGGGAACGCGCCGTCGCGATGACGGCTACCTCGTTGCTGATGCTCGGATCGCCCGCACCGGGATTCAGACCTATCTCGGCACGGAAGTTGGAAAGCCCGACATGGGTCTAGTCCGAGTCTATCGGCCGGGCTCAGAAGTCTTTGCCGAAGCCACGCTCCGCAGTGCCGCACACCGACCGGTGACGAACGATCACCCCGCCGAGGCGGTCACGTCCGAGAACTGGCGGCAGCACGCCGTCGGCCAGACCGGCGACGAGATCACGGGCGAGGGCATCTTCATCCGCGTGCCGCTGATGGTCAGCGACGAAGCCGCGATCAAAGACATCGAGGGCGGCAAGCGCGAGCTGAGCGCGGGCTACTCCTGCGACCTCGACTGGACCGCAGGAAAGACGCCGGCCGGCGAGGAATACGACGCCGTTCAACGCAACATCCGGATCAACCACGTCGCGATCGTCCGTCGCGGCCGGGCCGGGTCACAAGTTCGCATCGGCGACGATGCGAAAGCCTGGGGCGCCGCCCCGATTTCAACCACCGACAAGGAGAAGGTCACGATGAGTGACGTGCTTCGTACCGTGGTCGTGGACGGTCTTTCGGTGAGCACCACCGATCAGGGCGCCCAGGCCATTGAAAAGCTGCAGAAGGCTCTCGCCGACTCCGCAGCGAACATCACCAAGATACAAGATGATCACTCCAAGGCGCTTGCCGCCAAGGATGCGGACATCGCCAAGAAGGACGCAGAGATCGACGGTCTCAAGGGCAAAATCCTGTCCGACGTCGATCTCGACAAGCGCGTCGCCGCCCGGGCCGATCTGATCTCGACCGCCAAGGCTATCGCCAAGGACGTGAAGACGGATGGCCTGTCCGACGCGGCAATCCGCAAGGCGACGGTTGTTGCCAAACTCGGCGACGAGGCGGTGAAGGACAAGTCCGACGCCTACATCGACGCCCGCTTCGACATCCTCGCCGAGGACGCGAAGAAAACGAACGATGCCGATCCGTTCCGAACCGTCGTGCAGAACGGTGTTCAGTCCAGCGACAGCCGCGGTGACGTCAACAAGGCCCATTCCGGCATGGTCAACCACCTCACCGATGCCTGGAAGGGCGAAACCAAGGGAGCTGCATGATGCCCACGATTCAGAGCACTTACGCAGCGACGCATGCTCGCTGGTTTGAGGGCATGGTCCTCAACATGGAGCCGTCCGATATCGTCTCCCGGCTTGCCGAGGATGCGGAAGGCATCGGCTTCGGCAAGGTCTGCGTGCAGGGCACGGCGGACAACCAGGTCACGGACAGCGAAGCAGACAAGAAGTTCGTCGGCATCGCCGTTCTCGACATCACTAAGCCGAACGGCAAATACGAGCAGTACGATACTGTCGCCGTCATGAAGAAGGGCGTCGTCGTCGTGCAGGCATCGGTTGCCGTCGCGGTTGGTGATCCGGTCTACTTCGTCCCGGCAACGGGAGTCCTGACCAACGTCTCCACCTCCAACACTCTCATCGCCAACGCGCAGTGGGACACCAGCACTTCCGGTGCCGGTCTCGCCGCTCTGCGCCTCGGCTAACCGCAGGAGCGCTCTCAGATGAACGCACATGTCATGCAGGACGCTCAGCAGGCCGCGATGAGCTTCCTTATCCGTCAGGCTTCGCTGATCGAGCCGACGGTCTACGCGATGCGGTATCAGGACATTCAGTACCCGTCCCTGATCCCTGTCGACACCTCGGCGCCGGAATGGATCCAGTCCGTCACTTACTTCTCGATGGACTCGGTCGGGCAGGCACAGTGGTTCAGCGGCCTCGCGCACGATGTGCCGAAGGTCGAACTGACCCGCGAGAAGTTCGAGACCACCGTCTCGATGGCAGCGATCGGCTACGGCTACACGCTCGAGGAGCTCGGCACCGCCCAGCTGCTCGGCATGAACCTGACCGCCGACAAGGCCTCTGCGGCCCGCCGCGTGGCCGAGGAGAAGATCGAGCAGGTGGCTTTCGTCGGCGACGCCGGCAAGGGCTTCACGGGTCTGGTCAACAACAGCAGCGTGACGGCGTCGACCGCACCAGCCGACGGCACCGGCTCGGCGACGACCTTCGCGTCGAAGACGCCGGACTTCGTCCTCCGCGACATCAACGGCGTCCTGACCGGCATCTTCACCGGCACGGTCGGTGCGGAGATCGCGGACACGCTGCTGTTGCCGTATTCGGTACTGCTCGACCTCTCGACGCGCCGCATCGATACGGTCAACCAGACCACGATCCTCGAATGGATTCAGCGGAACAACATCTACACACTGACCACCGGTCAGCCGCTGACCATCCGTGGCGTGTTCGGTCATCTCGACACGGCCGGCGCGTCCTCGACCAAGCGTATGGTCGCGTATCGCCGCTCGCCGGAAGTCCTGAAGATGCATCTTCCGATGCCCTTCCGCTTCCTGCAGCCGTGGCAAACCGGGCCGATCAAGTTCGACGTTCCGGGCATCTTCCGCGTCGGTGGCGTCGATATCCGTCGCCCTAAAGCCATTCGCTATCTGGACGGAATCTGAGGAGATCGAGCGATGAAGATCACGAACATCTCCAAGGGGCCGCGCGGCGTGAACACCGCGTCGGGCCCGGTTCTTATCGAGACGGGCCAGACCATCGACGCCGAGCTTTCGGAGGCCGAACTGAAGGTTGCGAAGAAGACCGAGTGGTTCGAGTTCGGCAACGCCGTTGCGACGAAGAAGACCGATCCGGCTGACAAGCCGGCCTTCGAGGCCAAGCACAAGGGCCGCGGCAGCTATTCCATCTTCGACGCCGATGGCAACGAAGTGAAGGAAGGTCTGACCAAGGACGAGGTCGAGGCTTTCGAGGTGATGAGCCCCGAGGAGCAAGCCGCCTTCGTTGCGGTTTCGGAGTAACGCAAAAGAGCCACCGCGCCGGTTCTCTGGCGCGGTGGCCCTCTTCGACGCCGTGCGTGCCGTTGGTGGCGTGGCGCGCATTTAGGGCAAGCCTACCGGAATTGAAAGAGGTGGCCGATGGCCGGATACGGCGATGACACCGCGTTTCAGGACTGGTTGACGGCAAACGGCTATTCCTTGCCTGATGGGGCGCCTCCAGCGGCGGTTCTCCGTCTTCGCGGCAGCCAATACATTGATGCCACCTATGGTGCGCGTTTCTCCGGTACGCCGACCGAGGGCATCGAACAAGCCAGAGCCTGGCCGCGTACCGGCGCGACGGCCTACGGCAATCCGATTGCGCCCGATGCCGTTCCCGGCGCCGTCGAGAAGGCGGCCTATCATGCCGCCTATGCCGAGGCGCTTTCGCCCGGGTCGCTCAGCGTCATTGCCATCGGTTCTGAGCGCGTCAAACGCGAAAAGGTCGAGGGCGCGGTCGAGATCGAATATTTCGATGGCGGCTCGAACGCCGTCGCTGGAGCAACGCCCATCCTTTCTGCTGTCGAGGGCCTGCTTGCTCCTCTTCTCGTTTCGTCGCGGCCAATCCCGGCTGTGCTGGTCGTCTGATGGCCGACATCTACACGAGAGGTAGGGCGACAGCGGATCGCCTTCTCGGGAAGTTTAAGCAGGGAAGCGTGATGCTCGTGCGCACCGTCCCCAGTGAGCCCGATCCGCAAACCCCGTGGCTTCCGGGTGAGCCGACAGAAACGGTTCATGCACTCAACGCCGCAGTGCGCGGTGTTGCCGCGAAATACATAGACGGCACGACGGTCGTCGCGTCCGATCTCCAGATCATGTGCACGGTGCCGCCGGTCGAACCGCAGATGACCGATGTTTATTCGATCGACGGCCATGCCCATGTGCCGAAGCGCATTCTTCCCATTCCGGCCGCTGGCGAGCCCTGCGCCTATCTGATCATCGTGGCGTCCTGAGATGCGGCGGTTCCAATTCGAAGCACTTCTCGGACATTGGGAGGCTCGCCTCAAAGAGGAGTTCTTCGCCGCGGTCTCCGAAATCCGCGACAACGTCGTGCTGCGCATCGTTGTCGAACGTCTCGAACGAGGAGATATCGACGGCGCGATCGCCGCGATGCAGATCGACGCCGATGCGTTTGCCCGGTTTCAACGCGCGATCCTCGATGCCTACAACGCCGGCGGGACGGCCGAGATTGAGGGCCTTCCGCGTCTCCGGGATCCGGAGGGCAATCGCGTCGTGTTTCGTTGGGGCGCCCGGAACGTCTACGTCGAGAATGAGCT